CGGTTATTGATGCCAATCCTAAGTTCCGTAAACTCTATCAAATGTATAAATTAGTCGCTTGATGAATGAATATTCACTTGCGAAAGTTCAGTTATAATTAGACCTATTTACGCAATGAAGCCCGATAATAAGCAAATCTAACTCATCATCAGTCAAGGAAACTTTTTTCATAAGCTTACTTCTTTTGATTAAAATACTTTTCCAACTCTCGAAGAATGAACAGCCCTCCTATCTTGAAAGACTGCTCTATCACCACTCGATGCTCCTTAAATACGTTTTGACTTCTTGCAAACCGAAACGCTTCATTCTCTAGCATAAGCACAAACTTATTAAATTCTGCATCGGTCATTTGCATTCACCTCCTTCCTTTGAGAATAAATCATCAATATAGAGCCACCCGTCTATAGGCATATTCTCAACAAATCCTTTCCAAGACTTGAATTCTTTGACTTGGGCTAATGAATAATAGTTGCCTACACTATAGTGCAGCAATGTCCATTCATCATATCCTTCTGGCTCTTTATTTGTTTGATGCCACAAGTCCTTCAAGAATTCATTGATAGCCCAGCGAGCACCTTCCATGAAACTATCAGAAGCAGTAGGCTCTTCGTGGTTACTACTGAGCCATCTACTGTGTTGCATTGCTGCTTCTTTTACTTTCTTATCGTCTATCATAACTATTGTTGTATTAAAAATGTAAATATGAACGTTCAAGAAAACTAAGTAAAACAGCATGTTCTTTATATGCGAAAGAATCTGTTCTTCCCATTCTCTCAAAGCGTTGCATTTGCCTTTTACAATGCTCTATAAGTTCTTTCTTAAAAGCTTCGTCCATAACTTACCTCCACATCTTTAGTTGTACCTAACAATGATTCGTTGCCTTCGTAAGGGATGCAGAACTCCCATCTACCATTAACACATACATAGTCAAGATATTCATCTGTCTTATCTGTATGGCTAAATATATTTGCACGCCATTCCTCAGTTTTTTGATGTCTAACCAACACATTATCGAATGGTTTCAGCTCTACCTTTGGCTTCAAATCCACAATCTGTTTCTTCTCAGCATCCCAAGCCTTGCCTTCTTTGGCTAGAGCATCAAAGAGTTGCTGCTTCTCGGAGTCAGTGGCAAAATTCATTTTGCCCTCAAAAAATGTCCACGCACGAGGCAATGTAGTATAACAATCCATTACACCTGTATTATTTGTTTGGATTGCATGGAAAGCGTAATAATAGAAAGAACCTTCAGTTTTCAGTCTACTAAAAATGGAAACTATATCACAGTTTTCCTTATGCATAGTTACTATATCCCCATCCTTGAACTCAGGCTGAGCCTTCTCAATTTCCAAAGTTTCAAGGTTTAACTTACCGCCACATCTTTTCTCAATATCTCTGATATAACCATAGGCAATATTGTTATCTAACTTGCTATACTTAGCCGTTTCTGTATTTGGCGTGGCATCAAAATAACATCCGTTGAACTTTGTATAGTCATCAGATGCCCATTCTTTGAAAATGCACATAAATCCACAATCACTGATAAGAACATCGCCCTTCTTCCAAGAGAATTTTTCCCAATCACGCATTGATTTGCTAGGATAGATGCACAAAACTCCTTCCTTGTACAATTTACCGTCTTTATCGAACCATGGATCTTTATTATGATGCTTAACTTGAAAAGCATCACATGCATCAGTAACGACATATAACGTAACACTTCCAAACATATCAGTCCAGAGTTTCGTACCTTCTGGCTTATCCTTGAGGATTTCCGCTATATTAATCTCAGTTTCCATATCTGACTTTTTTATATTCATTTATTCTTCACTAAAATATTTCTTAACAAACGCTCGTTCGGTGAGCCATTTTCCAAACCCCACTCTAAAGTAACGCTTTGATTTACCTTTCGCAAACCCATATTCATCACGAGGTGTGTTAACACTTAGGTGTATCTTAGGAACATGGTTCACCGATACGTATGCAGTTATATATTCATCCGAGAATGCCAAATGCTGAACTTCTCGGAACTTTACATTCTTAAAAAACATTTCCTTCATAAGCCTTAGTCCTTATAGATTGCATCAAGAATGCTTCTGAAATTCGGATTATCAATAACGGCTTGGGCATCTTCTTTGTTCTTGAAGTAAATAGCACCTTCGTTATAATTACCACAAGAAGTAATACCATATTCGCTGGTTCGCATGATATTATGCTTATATTCTTGAGAATTCCAGTCCGGTTTCCAATCTCCATTATAGTACTTAGCTATAGTCATTAACCTAGCTAATGCGATTATCTTTCCAGCAATCATTTCAGGAACTTTTATATCGGCAGGACAAACACCTTTACCAGCTAAAGCAGATAAAACATCCGCATAGCTGATTTCCTTCTTCTTAAATGCTATAATGCCAGCTTTCAAATCACTTTTTTCAACGTCCACTTCCATTCCTTTAGGAATATCTATGACTAACTTATTATCTAGCATTTTCATTTTTCTTATGTTTCATTTCCAAAATATATTTTTTATTCACAACCAACTCGAAGAACTTATATTTAGCATGCATGTAGTTGCGACCTAAATCAACTCCACCGACAAATTCTTCCATATACCAAGAGATTGCCGTATATTTTACAATATCATGCTCTTCCGGATGATTCACACGACCATTCCACACATCTGTGCGAACCAAATCGCAATACCCATAAGGTAATTTGGCACGTATCATTCTTGTGTTCTCCGCATTAATACAGACGTTTTTGTATTCCAAATCTACGCCTAAAATTTCCTGATTAAGCTTTGCTACATCCATATCTCAATAATATTAAAGCACTACGTTGAAGGTCCCTCGGTTTGAACGGATTCTTCTCCAGTATTTTATTCACATCATTTCGTATCTTGCGACTTTCCCACTTCTTTGTTAGACGCATAGCCTTTAACAAACGATGGTCTCCAGCTAGCTTTCCTGCATCCTTCTTGCCACAATAATAGCCTTGCCTATATGCCCAATATCTAGTCTTATAGACTTGCTTCATTATCTTCTTAGCTTGTCTTATTTTCATATCAACCTCACTTTCTATGGAAAAACGTTCCATGACACCAATCGCTGCTTTCAACATACTCATGTAGTTTAGTACATCTTCCTGCGAACATACCATTGAAATGTTTACAACGACCGCATTCCTTTGAAGTTCTCAAAATTGAACGAAACAAACTAACGTTAGCACTCGGCATATTTACCTTATTCCATCTGATAGTTGCTTTCTGATAGAGATTCTTTAATCTAGGAATGAATCTACTCTTTTTCTTGAATGTATATTTTGAATCGAAGTAACGTGTGTCCGTTCCTTTCGCCATCATATTCAAGATTTTCTTAGCTTGTCTTATCTTCATATACTACTTGTTTTTATAAATTTCAAATGTCCCCTCATAAATAGTGTTATTACTATAAATGTCATTATATTGCGAAATGGAAACCAATTCGTTTGCCTTCATTCCCTTAAGAATTTCATCGTACACACTTTCTATTGCTCTTCTCTTCAATTGCTCCATGCCAGATTTGTCACGGCAATAGTATTGCATTTCTATATTCGACATTGTAACTCTTGAACGAAGCTTAACGACTTGTGGCTTTATATATCTAACCTCTATCTTTGGTTTGATGCCTAGTTTGTCAGCTAGCCATTGTTTCCATTTCGGTTTTACATCTTCTCCATCCAAGCAAACAAGAAAGATGTAAATTAGACTAACACTTATATATAAAATTACAATTTCCATATGCTACTTATTTTTATCTCCAAATAATACGTGTCTTCGATAAGGGATTTCATTTTTTATTTAATTTATGAGCAGTACTATTAGTATGCTCTATATGTTCATTATTACAACAATATGGATAGAAATATTTATCTGCTCCATACATAAGTTCTTCTATAATATTATCGTCACTATCATTGCACTTAGAATCAATAGTAACTCTAATATTTACTTCGAATATTCTTTCCATAACTATTCTTCTTTAAGTTCTAACTCTTGCTTGATTAGTTTTAGAAAACTTCTAGCGTGAACTACAAGAACTTTCTTATTTCCTGCGTTCATCATTCTAGTATAGTTTTCAATCATATCATCAATAATTGTTAGTGCCGATACTTTACTCATATTTTTTCATATTCAAATCTTTAAGTCTATCCTTATAGAAGGCAGGAACTCTACTAATCTGCCACCAAGAATAGCATTCGTCACTCCAAGGTTCAATCCACACTGGTTCTTTTGTGTCTTTATCTTGGCAGTATACAATTCCACGTACTTCATCATTAAGCAAGAAAGCCTCTACATCAAAATCCAAATCGTCTAATGTTGCATAAGTCTTGCAATACTCATTACGTTCCCTAGTGCCTTCCCTTACGAACAACTCAAAATCGTTGAATAAATCTATTTTTATTATCTCTAAGTTATTGCTTTTAACAACTTCTAAAAGAGACTCCTTAACGTTCATTTTGCTCATTGCTTATCCTCCTTAATTACTGGTTCTTCGATAATGTATTTACCTTCAATTTCAAATGGCAAAACGTTAGTAATATTTGCTCTATAAACTTTACCATCTAAAGCCTTAAATAAAGGATGAATAACAGTAGGTAAATGAGGAACACATTTATTGCAATGATGCACAACCTCAAAATGTCCATTTGAGCCATCACGCAATTTGCTTCCACAACACTCACAACTACCTATTCTGTATTTAAAATATGTACGTGATAAAGCAGCCTCTTTGCCACAAATATCACACTTTCCAAATTCCATACCAGCCATATACTTTCTTTTTACCCTCCTTAGTAATTGATAATTTTCTGTGTTTTACGAACCTTGGCAAAGAACTCACTAATCTGTTCTTTTGTCGCAACACCTTTAATGTGACACTTCATCCAATTGCCAATACCATTGGATTTCTGAATCATTCCATCAGAATCCTCACCAATTATCACACCATATCCATCAGCGTTTACAAAGCCATCATGGATAAACACTTTACCATCACTAGCAACTAAGATAGTACCTGCTTTATATTCACTTAATCTCATATTCTTTTCTTTTTACCCTCTCCATTTTACAGGAGAGGGTGGTTAGTTAATCTGTTACAACTTCCCAATCTTCCGCAAACACATCAGATGAAGAAGGAACCCAAGAATCAGCACGACCATCAGGATTGATAATCAACATTTGATTGGTGTAGTCAATATGAGGATTCTCACGGCTCATCAAGATATTCTTAGCTGACTGAGGAAGTGACTGCATATTAGGAATGATGTCACCTTCAATGTGTGAAGGAACCTGCTTAACGATAAACAGGCCCTTGCCATTCCAACCACTACGACGGCAAGCTTTGCCCTCTTTCAAAAACTGAATGACATTTCCAAAACCGAAATGTCCATTTGCTAAATACTCATTATTTCCTGTCATATTACAAATTATTTTATATCCTCATAGAGAATGATTCGTTAATCTTTTTTCGGCTTAATACCCCAAGCAATACATCCACATCTAACGTCTGTGTCAATATTTGAACCATCAAAAACTCTCTCTTCTCCACAAATAGACGTTAGGGTAATACCTATAGGCAATGATGGATATAGGTATAGTGGAATCAAACGAAGTCCAAGAGTATTTTTCTCATTGGCAACCTCCTTATCAAATTCCTCCTTTGTAAGGTATCCCTTCTCAAATTCAGACTGAATGAGAGAAATCCTTTCTTTAACATCTTCTTCGGATTGCCAACTTCTAAAATGCAAAGCCTTACACTGACTTTCCGTAAGAGCATTCCAATCAATATCTTTCTTAAACTGTTCTTGAACTTTTTGCCAAGCATCATTGAGACTTTTCTTTTTATATTCTTCACCCCAATGATATGTTTGAATGCATGCAATTTCATTTGCAAGCCATTTCAAAGTATTACTAACTTTGTTTTCTAATGAAGTTTGTTCCATATTACTTATATTTATGTCCTATAAGGACGGTTATTTACTAAGGATGAGTAGGCATTTTCATCCAATGTGTTGGCATATTTGGCTTTGCAAACTGCTTATGGTATGCGTCCATTCCTGGAATACCTGAGACACCTTTGTAGTAGTCATCTCCTTCTTCATAGCATGTATCATAACAATCATCTTCGTTATTCCAAGTTGCAGATACGAAACCATCGTCTTGAATAAAACCTACTCGTGTTCCATTAGGATTAAAATCCTCATCAATCCACTTTTCGTTAAAGGCAATTACCTCTTCTCCAAAAGGAATTTCTACTTCTGATACTTTATTCCATTCCATATTCTATAATTTAAATCTCACTAATTTGTTTCTTAATACTCTCCATTTCTCCTTTGACTTCAAGACGTATGATATTTTCATACTTTGCCAAGATGTCTTTTATAGGAGACAAATCTTCAAGGTTACAAAGACTATCTCTATTACCTAAGTAACCTTTCTTATAATAAGAAAGATGAGTGTCATTGTTATCTAACATATGATACACTCCTTTCAACTCATTTAATCTCTTATCAAGAGAAATAACTTCATTATACTGTTCTTCTGTCATAATCTATTTATTTATATCCTTTGCGGATGGTTAATCAATCTTTATTATTGTATCAGGAGCAACGTCTCTAATGTTTCCATAACATGTGTATACTGCCTCCACAAAGTCTTTCTTCGTAAGGAACTCTTTATCAGGAGACAATGTAATATCTATTGTAAACTTAATATGTTTCATATTCTATCTATTTATGCCAGAAGGCGGTTAAACATTAAGTTGCGCTCTTATTAGCTTCACTCTTAGAGTTTCTTTCATCTCTTTAGCTTCACTCCAAGGTGTATATGTTCGAGTAAAACAATTGTAAGTTCTTTCATCAACACAATGCAAGCTTGTTATGAGTAATTCCAACTCTTCATCGGATAGTATAACATTCTTTTGCATACCTACACCTCCATTTCTGAGTTAAGTCCTAGACCGAAGAGAAGGTGCTGCAACTGATGAACATACTTAATGTATGCAATTGGTTTACATACATTATTGTCAGTAAACGGATATACATCAAACTCATCACCGATACCTTTTTCTATGTAAATAGGGAAATATCCATATTCTTCAATATCGGGTTTTGTATATACCAAATGCCTATCTCTTACACCTCTGCTCATCGCTTCTTTCTTCCACCCATTCTTCTCTAGAATCTCAGTGGTAAGGAGCATTGGTACTACATCATCTTTATGCGAAAGATATGTATCTGAAAAAGCATCTCGATTTCGAGTGCACACCATATTTTTAACAGTTCTTATTACTATTAAAACTTTTGTATAGTACTTATTTGTCACTAAATCTCCTAGAATATATTTATCCATACGATTATTCTTTAAGCTTATTGAATTTATCCTTATAAGGACAATCATCGGCTACAGACTCTATATTGTAGCTTTCCCCTTGCAGCTTACAAGATATACAATCACCACATCCGAAGTTCCATACAATAAAGTGTGGGCATTGGATTTCCTTACATATTTTCTCTATTTCATTCATACGCTTTACTTTTTACGATGATTATACTTCTTAATAGCATCCTTCTTCAATAGTTCGTTAATAATTCAATAATGTGCTAAGCAGCTATACGCTGTAAGCACGAGAGATCTTTGAAGATCTTGCTAATTAAAGTTC